GATGCATCAGAACTAAAAACTGTGTCAATACTCTTAAACTCCAGTTCCTTTTGGAGCTTGTGGTATGGATCGCTCGAACCTACTATACATATGTTTCCCCCATATAGCAGATAATTTGAGACTGAATAAAAATCCTTTTCCCACGCAGGACTAATACTATTATTTGCATACTGAGATAATCTACCATATAAATCATTAACGCTTGTTAAATCCATATATTGTTGAGATTTCTCTTGATTTGTGCCCAATGCAGTTAAAAATGCGGATGATGTAGGACTAACGAATCCCGCATTATGTGAACTAGATGGTGCTGTCTGCAAGGGAGCTACACCATCATTAGGCGAAGAACTATACGTAATGTCTGTATTTGCCATTTTATTCCCTACCGAGAAGATACTTTGTCTATGTTATTTATAGAAATGAGTCTTCAGAGGATTCAGAATCACTAGCTTTCCAGTAGTCATTACCATCCCAGAATGACGTTTCTTCCTCATCTTCCAGTCCGGGTAAAAATCCAAATGGAACCATGTCATCTTCGATTCTTTGCATTTCATCCTGATATATGTCTTTTCGAATATCCATATCAGTAATGTTTTTAAAGTACTCTTGTCTTGTTAACCAACCAAACAAAACCAAGCACATCATAAGGTCATCGTTATGTCCATCATCAGCTTCATACGACTGACCCTTTGCAACAAACGTATACATTTCCTGTATAGTTTCCATGTCTTCGAGAATCAGTTTATCATTTTCAATAAGACTCTTGAGCACAGAACATCCAAGTTTTTTCACGGGAACAGTGGTTCGAACACCGTACTGGGAATTAGTACCACCAAATCCACTACCTATGACTTGTCCTGATCTGCCCTTATATACTGCCTGTAGAACATTTTCATACTCCAAATCTCCAAACAGAATATCTGCCACTTGAGCACCAATGTCATTTATCTCAATCAAAACGAAAGCGTTATTGTATCGATCACCAACACTCTTGATTGCGGTTGGATATACCAAAGGAGCGATGGTGTTGTTCCTGAAGCGTGCTACGAGCTTGTATGGACTCTCAGTGATGTCTATGACAGCGAAAGCACTGTAGTCTAGTCCCTGACCACGAGCAGTATCGACAACCATAACATATACATGATCCTCCTTTGGTTCCTCATATACAGCAAGACCGTCATTGTTATTGTGAATCGGCGTGATGTAATTTAGGCAATGAAGTTTACTTGATGATATAAGCGTGTTAGTAGAACCAATGAAGTCACATTCAAACTCAGACTGGAACTGTTGTTCACTGGTGTTTTTTACCTGCTGCTCTTTCCATTCCTGATCTCGCAGTGGACCACCGGGAAATTTTGGAACCTGTGACCAGTGTACTTCGATTGGTATGTACTCGTTCTTACCATGTTCTCCTTGTTTCTTTGTTGCACCTCGCCAGTAGTGATAAAAAAGATTCAGCCCGTTTGGTGTAGAAACCATGAGAACCTTGGTTGACTGTCCAGATGTAATTGTGGGGTACACAGAGCTAAAGAACTCCTCTGCGATGTTCTGAGGAACGTGTGCAAATTCGTCAAGGAAGATCATGTTGAACGATCCACCACGAACAGCAGAAGCAGATGTGGATGATGCGATAATTCTCGAACCGTTCTCTAGTTCGATTGATCCTTTGTTCCACTCTACAATGCCCTGCTGCAACCAAAGAGGAAGGTATTCGTATGCAAGTTTAAGACGGCTAAGAATCTCTCGTGCAGTGGCTTGCTTGTTTGCAAGAATAGCGACATTCATACTCTGGTTGAACAGAATGTAGTGGAGTATGTACGATACCATTGTCGTAGACTTACCAGACTGACGAGGTAGCTTTGCAATACAGAACCTGTTATTGTGTACTTTATCTACAATATCTTCTTGGTATTCATAGAGTTCAAATGGAACAAGTCCCTCGTCTAGAGAGACGATTTTGACATAGTTCTTGATGAAATAAATTGGATCTTGGGAACACTTAAGATATTCTTGAACCTGATCCTTGGTAAATTCAATACCAACTCCGGCAGGTTTAAGATTTGGGTTTCCTAGATAACCACCCTTTTTATTCGTCATCTTTCTGTTTTACCTCATGATTAACATCGATCACTTTTTTGACTCTACTCCGATCAGGATTAATTAAATCCTGTAGATCGGAAGTAGAACCGACGTAAATGGCATTCGTGGTAGTATTATTGTAGACATTTTCTTCCTTATTAACCTCTTTGACTTGTTTGTGTAGATCCATGAGGTCTTTGTTTATTTCAGATACAGTCTTTAGTAACTGGGAAACTACCTCATATGCTCTGGGAGCATCTCCCTCGGTAGCCACCTTAAGTATGCCATCTATTGCTTCTTTACCCGTACCCATAAGTCCGTAAAGATTCTTACGAATTTTGTTGTAATCTTGTTCTGCATCTGTTTTTGTTAAATCCTTTATTTCTTTTTTGTTCTTCACTATTTCATTTTTGATTTCATCTTTGACTTCAAAATCAACAAATGACGTATTTAAAGCCTCTGAAATTTCTTCATATGGTTCATTACTCATAATTTTTTCTATTCATCATCAAGAGTTATTAATGGGTTCAGTGTTGCTGGTTTTGTTCTTTCTCTACCATATATGTAACTCTTAGCAATAAAACTGAAGCTCGTTGTTACAAGACGCTTTTCCAAGAAACTGCCTTCATATAGTTCTGACATGCCAGTGCTGGTCAGGATAATTGGAACATTTACACTATTGTTTATTTCGTTAAAATTCATTGATATTACAAATTCGGGTGAAAACACAGAAGCAACTTGTTCAACTATTTGTAAATTTTCTTCTATTGTTCTAGTAAATGCATATAAGCCAAAATTTACTAAGTAGGGAACTTCCGAGTAATTAAACGATAACATACCATTCTCATCAATAACTTCGTTTCCATCATCATCTAAAAGATATGTTTGCCGTAATTTATTAACTTTTCTTGTTGGGTCATAATTCATACCTAGCATTTCAAAACCCAATCTAGGAAGTGTTATTTCAACTCTAACATCCTCAGTTATGGTGCTTGGTTCTTGAATTCTTCTGATGAATTTTTCTTTTGGACTGTATGTAATTGGTACTCTATTCTTTTCTACCAGTTCGCCACTGTCGTCAAATTTACCGACATATACATCATTGAACAAATTACCAAACCCAACGACCAGTTTTCTCAACGATTCGTTACTAAAAAACTCAAACATCAATAGCTACCTTCCGAGAATGGGTTGTTATCATTAAAATCAACCAAATCGTCTTTTTCTATTTCCAAATTAATTTCTTCATTATCACCATCTAGTTCATCAGTAACAGTATTAATTTGAGTAAAGAAGTCTGCATCAACTATCGGTTCAACTGCGAATGCTGGTACATCTCTTTCAGCACCACTACTATTGCCTCTAATTGTTTGGGGTTTTGGAATCCCAATACCACCATCATCCGTTGGCTTAAATGTACCATTAACGTTACCAACAGTAAGTTCTAGTGTTTCTGCATCCCAACCAATAACTTCTGCTGTTGCAGTCGCATTTCCTAATATGGCATCTTCATCAGTACCCGACTGACCATCAACTTGATATACGATTTCACCTTTAAAGTAATTTTCAGTATATCCGGGAACTCCACTCCAGTCGCCAAGAGTAATAACTTGTGCTTGTTGTTTCCTTGCAGCTTCGAAACATTCATCAATATCACATATACCAGTTGCAAAGTCTTCATTGTTATATGCAAATGTCTCTACAAACAGAACAAATGAATACAATTGACCTAATTGGTATAGTGGGTTCTCGTGTTCAACAAATGTTATTTCGAATAAACTTCCGGATAGGGGATAGTAAATTAAATCACCTTCTCGTGGTCTATCGATGAAACTATTGCGTTTTGTGACTTCTTGCATGAACGTTCTTCTTGCAACTCTAAAAGAAGCCCGATCTTTAACATCAATACCAAATTTACCAATTATATCACCCTCACCACCAAACGCCTGTGAATCTTCATGATACATGTCAATTAAGTATGCAGAATTGAATGATGATGTTGTATCCTCACCAAAGATTTTATCTTGATTGTTGAGAGTTCGTGGGAGATAATACACATCTCTACCCATTGAACGTATTGTTTCAACGTTAAGATCTTCGAGAAGTTTCTGTTCTCGTTGGTTGTCTCGAATGTATGGATTTCTTGGCATATTATCCCGTTATGAAATTAATTGGTAGTTCGTATTCGGACTGCATTTTCTGTTCTAATTGTGCCACTTCAGCAAGTGCTTCCTGATACAACTGACCACCTCGTAATGTGACACCACCAGTCAACTGAACCCCATCAAATTTGGACAAGTTAGATCCCCACTGCTTCTTTATTAATGCGGTGACATACTCTTTAAGATAACGATCATTAAAGATTTTTGGAAAATCTGATGGATTCAGTGCTGCATATGCCTCGATTACAATAAACTGACCCGGACTTAGTTCACTACTCAATTTAGCATCCATGATTAGACGATCAGTGACCTTACTAAAGTGCAAAACATGTTCTGGATTGAAAAATTGCTCAACCATCCCAATATATCTCATGGTGCTGTCATATCCAGCTAGACCAAGTGAACTGCTATAACCAAGACCTCGATTTACACCAAAATAATCTGTAAGTGCCAATTGATATCTAATATCAAACATATTTTGATTTGCCAATGCACCAAACTTATATACACGAGTTACAGAGAGCATGTCCTTCCCAGTCGGACTGGCTGCTCCAGTATATCCCATCGCCAAACCAATGTTTTGTGTGGGGATGTATTTGTTTATTATATCTTCCTCTTGTACCTGATATGAGAAAATACAACGCTCTACACCATCAAAGTGTCGTTCTGCAAAGTATTCTAGTGCATCATCTAATCTTTCTTCTGCCTGTGCATAATCAACATTTATGTCAATTACAGGTGAGCCTAATCGTCTAAATGAATAATCTATTAGAGTTTCTCTGGAATTTGGTCTTGTTGTCATCTTACACCTCTTAGATATTTATCGAATCTAGATGTGCAAATCAAATTTATTTTACAATATCATTATTACTTGGAAGACTCACATCAATTTTATATAGATTATTTACATCAAATTCTTCGATTTGTACTTTACGTTCATTTTGATCCCCAGTTTCTGTTGGATTATAGTTCGTAAATCCGGGCATACGAAGGGGACAGTTTAGTTTAGGATAATCTAGCTTAGAATAGTCATCACCATCTGCTGTTAACCATGTTCGTTTTTTATCACCACATCCACATTTACCACAATAAAATTTACCCTTTTCAACATTGCTAGACATCAATCCTTCACATGGTTTTATATTTCCACCAATAGATTGGTCACCAAAGCAACTAAGAACTCTTAGTCTCTTGGTTGGTCTATTTGTTTTTTTATTTGTCATTCCACGAGAAATCATTGATGTTGCAAATGACTGCATCATATTAAACCCTTTTCGAACCATATTATCAATCTCCGTATCTATGGGTGGTCTACCCGAATCATTGTCTAAAGAGTAAGTGAACTTTCTTGAACCGCATTGCTTACATGATCTATTCATTGTTAAACTATATCAGAGTCTCCAATTTGGATTATTGCTTCTGCTGTACCAGTCGAAAGGAATAATCTCTTTTTAGTTTCACCCGAATTTGATGGGGCATTTGTAGTATACCCACCTAATGCTGTTGGGTCAAGATAATATGCCTGACCAACTGTCAACCCAGTAAATCCGGAATATTTTCCAGAACCAGCGATAGTAATTGTATTTCCTACTATAGAATGCACAACACCAATAGATTCATTTTTATGGAACGGTGATGTGGTAATTCCAGAAGTTGCACCATTTGAAAGTGTTATACCACCAGATTGATCAAAGCATACAAATTTATTTGTTGTTATGCCGGCAGTAACAGAAGCAGTTTTGTGTTCAACAGTGAATAGATTATCACCTGTTACAACTAGATTACCCTGTAAAGTTATACCATGTGGAATTGATCCAGCGATAGCAAAACCTACGAATCCGGAGGTTTGCCCACCAGATGATCCACGTTGAGCACTAATTCCCTGTGCAAGAGATCCCGGTATATCAATATCATAGAGCTTAAGTTTATTGAGCTTTGCAATGACTTCATCATTTTCTTTGGTATACCAATCAAAAAATGATGTATTTGCATTTAGATTAGGGATTTGATATTGGTTGTCTTCTACGCCCATTTGGTTTTCCTTTTATACCCTTGTTATATATTTAATCGTTATTCTTTTGGTTGTTGCTGAACTAAGATCGAAACTTGCTTTGCCCATATGAACGACCGATCCAGTTAGTGCTTTGGCATCTGGATTTTTTGTTGCTGTGACTTGACTAAATGTCTTGAAACTTGTCCCTGATCCAATGAAGAAACTTTTACCGGAACCAAATGCATCTGGTTGTGATGTCGTAAATTGAATGTTATATGGACTGAGGGCGGGTGCTGGATTTTCTACTGTTTGTACT